ACATCCCCAACAATATCGACACTAGTGCCACCTGTTGCAATCGTCAATACATCTGCATCGGCATCATTCTTAATGGTCACATCATTAGTGCTACCTTGACCTGTAAGAATTAATCCTTCGGCAGCAGTAAATCCTATGGCTGCGTTATCTCCAGCGGCTGTATCACCATCAGGTTCAAATGTTGCGGCAGTTGCTACACCAACAATATCAATATTTGTTGTACCTGTAGGTATAGTAAGAACTGTACCATCTGCATCATTCTTTAAAGTTACATCTGATGTAGAACCTTGTCCGGTTATTATAATGCCATCTGCTGAAGCATAACCTATTGCAGCGGTATCTCCAGAAGCGGTATCTCCTGCTGGTTGTATTGTATTTGCAACAAGTAAATCACCTGCTACAGAAAGATCTGTAAACAAATCATAAACAGCCGCACCAGAACCTGCCCCATCAGTAGCAATCATTTTAACTTGCCCTGCTGCTACTGATATGTTTGCGCCAGATCCTTGACTAAAAGCAAGAGTATAGCTAGTTGTATTTTCTATAAGCCATACTTTAGAAAGGGTATTCGGTGCTAAAGTTACAGTACAAGCCTGACCTCCACCTGTACATTTTAGATAAAAACTACGGGCTTCATCTGATGTGCCATCTGCCATTGTTATGGTGTGAGTAGATGCGTCTGCAATTGCTTCACCTGTACTAGAATATGAGAAAGCCTCTGCAATTAACTCCAGATTCGTATTTGTTTCTGACCCCCACGTACCTGAAGATTCGCCTGTGCCAATCTCTTTAAGTCTTAAATCATTTACATAAGTTGCCATTTTATAAACCTCACGCGGCTATTTCTTGCCAATTTGGTGTTTGCGCTGTATCTACCAGACCCCATATACTTGGTGATCCTACTTCTCCTGTTGCTGAAACTCCTGTTACTGCATAGGTTCCAGATATTCCTGTTGTGACAGTACCTATTGCCCCTATTGCTCTTTCACCTGTTACTGACACATTGCATATAGGATTAACGGTTACACTACCTAAACCACTTGTACCTGCAACTCCGGTGGGGGATACGGGTTCAACTTCTCCCCACGTACCAGATCCCCATGTGCCCCGTCCCCAACCAGTTAATTCAGGCATTAGGCAATCCTAATAATTGCGTTACTCGCGTTTGCAGTTGGGAAAGTTATGGTAAAATCTCCTGCGGTAGCAGTTTTGTCGCCACCAAAATCTAATACACATACAGCACGATCTGCATTTGTGTCATTGTAAATTAATGCTCCCCTTGCAGTGATTGTCACTGTAGAGAACGTAAGATTAGAAAAGTCGGTAATACCTGTAGTACCATCATTGCTAGGATCTATATTGGTAAGAGCCGCCCCAGTAGCAGTATAGTTAGTACCACTCGCTTCATTTGAACTCGTATAGGCTGTTGTACTCGCTCCTAAACTTGCAGAACTTGTGTACAAAGCCAATTTAAAGCTGTTCCCGCCACTCGCTAAAAAATTGTGTTTTGCCTCAAGTAGCTCTTTTTTAAACGAGGAACACATAGCCTGTGATATAGCCATTACAATCTCCTAATTATGTCTGCCATTTCTTTCTGTTGATTCTTCTCAAATACCCCTGATAAAGTAGTTCTATCACTTTTAATTGCTTCTTTTATATTGTGAAGAATAACAGAGTATACATGATTCTTAAATGCCTCTGCCTGTTCCCTTATTGCAGGGTGACTCTTATCTCCTATTGATATAATCCTTTCTGTCGCTTCTTTTGCCCAAAACTCAGGATCATGTCCTTTATATTCTGTGGTAGTCACTCCTACTGAACCTACATCTGATATTGCTAAATCAAACATATTACTGCACTGCTAACCGTGGTTGACCAGAACGATATGTGTCGGCACGTAATTTACCATCACCAAGATTTTTAAGAAGTAGCAAAGACTCAGAATACATTTTGTCGTACATAGCCACCACGTCTGGTTCACCTTTAAGAAACCGTATAGCTTCTACTAATGCGCCGTTTAACAATGCAGAATCAAATTCAGTACCAAGCCACGTTGTACCTGCATCTACTATAGATTGAGGGTAATACCCATAATGCAGTTCGGTAGAATAACTACTATCAGGAGTTGGTCCTAATATAAAACTGTCTTGGTCAAAGTATGCATAATGCACGGGGGTGCCTGTACTAGAAGGATTAGGGTAGGCTTCACGCATAAAATTAACATCTTTGTTTAACAAAAATGTGTAGACACCACTAGAGTTAATAACAGCCAAACTATAAGAATACAAAAAATCAGTCGGCATCGTGAGATATTTAGTACCAGAAGTCATCGTACCTGTCACGTTCTTACGTAACGCAGGAAACTGAACTGCGTTATATATTTTTTGTTCAGCCTGTTCGGTAAACAAAGCTAACTGAGCATCTGTAAACGTATTCTCACAAATGTCGTTAATATTTGTTTTTAACTCTGTGTAGGTCATCGTCATAATTTATGCCATCGGACCACGAGCAAATAAACCTTTAGTAGCCGCACCTGTACCACGCACTTTTATTTTACGGTTAGTGGGCTTTTTCACCGGACCACCATTCTTCATTTTCATGGGTTGCATTTTCTTCCTCATACAATACTCCTTAAACTGTTACTGTAACTGTACCTACGCTACCTGTTGCTACCAAATCATTAGGTGTTAAACCAAAAGGATCTTGTCCTCCCCCAACGGGATACCAACCCCACTGTATGTTTCTACTACTAAACGGTCCAGATTCTACTATACTTTTATCTGGACGTGGATCACGTATAGCTTGTGGATCATCTACAGGAAACTCACCTAACTTTAACTGTGGATGATCTGGATTCCAACACTCATTGCAAGCCTTTAAATTAGTGTTGCGTCCTTTCTCTATTAAATCTCGTAGATCCCTTAACTTGTATTGAAACCCACATATATCACAATCAGCTATGGCTCTTTTGTTAGAAGCAAACCTAGCCATTAAATATACCCTATACGAGGGACAAACCTAGCAGGGGCTTTCTCTCTATCTTCTCCAGCAGCTAACGCAAACTGTTCTTCATACATGACTTTTAGCATTTCTATTCTAGGAGCCAAGTCAGGATCTTTCATGGCTATGTAATAAGCTAATCCTGCCACTAGACAAGGCAAGAATCTAAAATTCATATCGGCTGTTTCTACACCGCTACCAGCGTCCTGTATACGCCTCATACGGTAGTATTTAAAAACATAATAACTACTTTGATCTGGAACAGGCCACACGTTTATCTTTGGATTATCACGTAATCTTTCAATGTAAACCTGTATAGGTCTACCTTGTGTTAACTTGTTAGGGATTGAAGCGTAGGTACTTACACTAATACGATTTATAGTGAGATCAGACTGTGTAGCAGTCACCCCACTACCTGTGCGAATAACTTGTTCTAATAGATCTATAGTATCTGCGGGTAAATCATACTGAGAAGTACCCTCGACCATATTGATAGTGCCTTCATCTATGGTCCAAAGATTAATACCACGATTCTGCCATTCTATAGTTAACAAATTCATAGAACGTCTGGCAGTTCTAAGATCATAACCAGAACGCATTTCACGACCTGCACGTTCCCACGCCTCTTCAGCGATCTCCGTGAAGTTCATGTCAAATGCTGTAGTTCCCGAAGTAGCCATTATTACCTCTTATATATGAAGAGTTTTCTTTCGCCTATTCTCCATGACTTGACCACAACCTTTGGCTATCTTTCGCTTTCTTCTGGCAAGTCCACCACTACTCATTTTTACCGTCGCTGGTTTCGTGTTTTTAACCACAGTTTTCCCCTTCGACCCTGCACGTTTTTTCTTTTTAGCCGTAGCTGCTCTTTGACTCTTACTAAGCGATTGCGCCTTACTTCTAGGTAAGCAACGATCAGGGTTCTTTTTGTCTTTAGACGTACCACACTTACCCTTGATCTTACCGTCAGTGCCTATACGCACCCAGTCTTGGTTAACCCACTTCTTTAACTCACCCATTACTTTTTCTTCTTCTTAGATCCCTTTGCGTAATTAGGATCTTTACAGTATTTAGAAGCAGCCATATTTGCGTATGCTGACGGGTAAGTATCAAAGGTGCGTTTCGCCCAAGCCTTGCCAGACGGACAAATCTTGCCACCTTTTTTATAGTATCGTCTCATCGCATTTTAGCTGGACGTACACCACGCTTGGCTATCCCTGCTCCTCGGATTTTACTCTTACCTGTTGTCTTCTTAGCACCACCTTTAGTGTTGCCTTTGGTAGCCATACCACCACCTTTCATACCACCTTTAGTAGACATGCCACCCTTGGCGTAACCTTTGGTAGCCATACCACCAGCTTTCATAAAGCCCATGTCGTTACGAACTTTTGTCGGTAGTTTCTTTAAACCTTTCTGGTCTGCGGTAGGTTCTTTAAGACCACCTTTTTTATAACCTTTGGTCATACCACCACCTTTCATGCCACCCTTGGTGCTCATTTTGGTGTTCATCGTACCACCACCTTTCATTTTCTTTGGTCCTCGTGGTCCCATAACTACATTTGTAGCCGTTCTATTAGGCAATGGTTTAGGCTCTGGAGGCGATTGTGGTCGTCGTGGTCTTGGTCGGGGTGGATTTATTGGGTTTCCCATAATATTCTCCTTAACTTTGCACTGCTTTGGCTGCCGCTTTTGCATCAGCCTTAGATACGATTTTAATCATTGGTTCTGCTGCGAGTGGTTTAGTTAATGTAATCGCAGGTTTTTTTGTCGTCTTTGCTTTACTCTTCGCCATCTTCAGTCTCCGCGTATAAATTATCAAATGTTATGCTTGGGTCCATATAACTATCATCACACTCAGCACTATGTGTCCACTGGCTGGGTCTAAAATCTGGTGCGCCTTCCCCACACTCCCAAAGTGCGGGATTAGTAACTCTTACTCTGTTGTTAGGTAGAGCTACTATATTACCTGTCCAAGGTCCGGCATCTGTCAGTTCCAACACATGACTTTGTTTATGTTGAGCAGGATCATCTGATATGTGGCTGTCAGTGTAATCTACTGTAAACATATACCTGCCAGTATGAAACTCTCCGTTTATCTTACATATCCAAGGACTAGAACTTGTTCTGTCGTAGATATGCACCTGATGATTACGAGAACTACAATCCCAAGGCTGACATAATCTTGGTGTCATAGCTTCAGGCCATTCGTCTAATATGGTGTCTCCTACTAATGCAGTGATAGGCATACGTGCCCACATTGCGCCACCATGTACGTTTGGCTCGTTGTCATCATCGTATGTTTCTGCTCCCGTAAAAACTAAATGAAAACTTAAACATCTATCGGGTATACACGTTACCGCTATTGCAAGTGCATGAAGATACTCTCCATGATACTGTTGATGATTGTGCGTGTACTCTCTCCTCACCCAACATTTGAAGTGAGGTATATTCGATTGCAAATATGCCACTTAGCATCTCCATCTTTTTCTCGCTTGCCTTAACCTAGAATTAGGATCTTTGGCTGCTTTTGGAAATTTTTTCATCTGCCCAGCAGATCTAGCGCAGTAGGACTTACGCCTAGTTGCTCTTTTACCTGTAGGCTTTTTTTCTGTGACGGCTGTTTTAAGTTTGCTGCCGGGATTTTGCCGTCTATATTTAGCCACCCCTTTAGCTGTCATACCCGCGCCAGACTTAGTGGGGCGTTTATCCCCACTCTTTATAGACATACCTTTCATGCCCTTGTCTTTACGGACACCACCACCTTTTTTGTAATAACTACGCATAAAACACAGTTATCGAAGACATGGTAGTTTGTGTATACGATATGTATCCACCATCTACAAATACTATCCCATCATCAGGTACATCTGGATACTCCGTAGAATTTGCTGCGGCTACCGTATTAAACTGCATACGTATCTCCCCAGAGGAGTTAGTCTGACGAAACGTAATAGTTCCAGCAGTGCCAGTGTTTACTGCGTACAACCCTTTTAACCGCATACGTCCTTGGAACATAGGGGCAAGAATAGAAGTTCCTGACCCAGCACTTACATTACCTGCTGGATTACCTACAGCCGTAATAGACGCAATAGTGGCAAATATCTGTGACCCTGTTGCTGTATCACTATCTACACCTGTTATAGATTCGGTAGCGGCTGCGCCTGTTTCATCAGTACCCACTGCGGTAAAAGAAATACCGGAGTCATCACCAGCACTTAATATAGTGATGTTTCTAGGTTGGTCAAAAGTAACACTACCACCAGAGGCTAACGCCCCACCTATAACAAGTGCAGCGTTATTACCAACAGAAGCGGCTGTAGATATACCATCAGGATCAGCAGTTGCGGCCTCTATAAAAGTCGATTGAATATCAGAAGACATAATTTACTCCCGTCTTAATTAAAGATACTGAAACTCGACAATGTACTTAACAGTTGTTGCTGCTGTAGCCAAATCAGACGCTAGAGCCTTCAAACGAGCATGAAGTGTTCTTTCAGTCGAACTGTACAATGTACTTGCAATTACAATCGCTTCAGAAGTAGCAGGTCCACCAACAACACCAGCAGTTGTAGATGTGCTTACAAACTGATTTGCCGCATGACCATGAGAGTTCTGGATGATATACAGTGGTGCATTAGCAGTCCAAGTTACTGCGGAGCCGCCATCATCAAGAATAGCTTTTTCATCAATAATTTGACCTCCACCTGCGGAAGTACCAAGGTCAAAGTCAAGATCATCTCCGCTGCTACCACCTGTAACAATGTTACCTGCTGGTATAGCAATAAGGTTGCGGATGATTGTCCCTGCTGGTTGAGTAAAAGAAACATCTACGTTTGTACTGTGCGTTACTGCAATAGTATCTGTAGTAACGGTAACAGAAATAAGTTGAGTTGAACTAGCCGCACCTATAACAATACCACCAGTTGCTGAAGTAACGCCAGTTACACCAAGCGTACCGCCTATGCTTGTATTGTTACCAAAAGTAGAGTTGGTGGTTTCTACACCAGTGCTTTCGGCTACAGAAATATCCTGAAAGCCATTTTCTGAACGGACTGGTCCGTTAAAAGTAGTGTTCGCCATTAAGTTGTCCTCACATGCGAGTTAAGTAAATCTGTCTGCATGTCGTCAGTCGGGCCTGTCAGATTTACCGGATAATCCCGATATGTATCAATACTGCATGATACCTTAAACGATGTCAAATAAAAAAGGGGAGCGTAAGCTCCCCTTAGTATGCCGCCTTACTGATCTAAGCTCCGGGGCTTCCGAATATCCCAAGTGGGTCGGATACACCGAAGGAGTAACGCTCACGGGCTTTGTAGCGAGAGTTGCCCGTATCAAAATCTGCATCCATAGATGTAGACATTGGGGTACGAACAAAGTGCTTCAAGCCATTAGGCACGTCTGTCATCAAGAACCACGCATCGGTATCCGTCAGGTAATGGTTAATTGAATAACCTTGAGGGATAGCACCGTTATTGCGGATTGCATTGAGATCGTTGTCTGCCGTTCCTACTCGTCCCTCAGTCTCCAACAAACGAGTTGCAACGAATTGCAGGTTTGAGGGAATAATGAGTTTAGTAGGTTGTGCAGCAATCAACAGGCCACGCTCATCAGTCCACTGACCAATCTGAATAACAGCCGCTTCCAAAGAAGTTTCGTTAAGATCAGAAGCCGTAGTAGGACGGTTTGAGTTAGTGCCACCAGCAACAAGTGGATGAGCCGTTGAACAAAGCGAAACACCATCGCCATAGACGTTGGTAGAACTAAACGCATTGTTCAATATTGCCGCAGCCTTAACCTGCTTGGTGTACGCCATTGCGCGAGCAAGTGCTTTAGTGTATCGGGCTGACAAAGTATCGTAGAGATTATCTTCGATAGCTTCTTCTGTCAAACTGAAACCCATCGCCACTGTTTCGTGCGTATAGCGAGCCGTGAACGCTTCTTGAGCATTATCATACTCAATTGCAGCACCTTCATTCTTAACAGGTGCGGCAGAGAAGCCAGACAACTTAGTTTCTTCTTCAAAGGATCGATCTGAAGTCTCTGTTTCATAGATCTCAGAATGTTCCTCACCATACTTTGCGTACTCCAACCCAAATAAAGCATTAAGGCCGGGAAGGAGTTCTTTAAGTAATTGCGCTCTTGAAATAGCCATTTCTCAGACCTCCTTACGCAGTTCCGGTAGCATCATAATACTCATGCTGACCGAAGTTGAGTTTAACAAGAACCTCTGGATACTGCCTGAACACAAGAGTCGAGTTCAGTGTAGCAATCGGTGCTTGGTTAAGAACAAACGTAGTTGCTCCAGCCGCAGCAGCCGTATCTACAAAAGATCCAGAAGCAACGTAGTTGCCATTGCTATCTAGTGATCCTACATCTGTACCAACCACCAGAGCTTGCGGCAATGCCGAACAAGTTACAGTAGCAGTAGAAATAGAAGCATAAGTAGCAGTGCCAAGTGACACTAGACTATCCTCAACCACACTCAGCATACGAAGCGGTAAAGCATCCGTAGTTGCAGGAGTGTCATCGGGGGCAAGAACAGCATTCTTGGAGTTACCAGTAGAAGTACTACCAGTATTGTTTATCATCGCAAGATTCTGTCCTACCATTGCTTGAGCACCAGATGCAACAGTAGT